TTCGGCAGCAGCACGGATTTCTCCAACAAGATTCTGAGCACGTTCCTGGTCAGTCTTGGGAATCTCAGAAGGGAAGTTACCCCGTGCCAGGCCAGCCAACTGTGCATTCATGGGCATTTCCCACTTCACAATGTTCAGCAGTTCAGACACATCTTCACCTTCGGTGAAAGAATTGGTTTGTGGAATAACATGGTCAAGATTCAGCAGCAGACCTTGGCTCAGTTGGCCTCGCAGCTTTACAGTGCGCAGACGTTCGCCACGGATACCTTCAAACTCGCGAGGCTCCTTGCCCTTGCTTAGGAATGCTGCGATCTCGGTGGGAATCCAAGAGTCAATCTCGCAATACACTGCACGGTCGCCCGTCTTGAACTCGCCCTTCTTTACCACTACCTTCCATCCACCAATGGTAGCGCACTCAATAGCATCTGCACCCTCAATAGGATTCAGCGCATCAATCACACGGATAGTTGCCATCTTACGCATTTTGTTTCTCCTTACTCAATTACTCGCATTACCTTCAACCATTTGTTGAAGTCTTTTTGTTTCCACTCACCTTGCCGAAGCCAACAATAAACCTTATCAACAGGCAGATGAGCAATTTCATCTTCTGACAAACGACCAACGTGTTTGATATCTTCGGCGTAAATGCCTTTCTTGGCAATACGGCAACGAATAAGTTCTTCATGTTTGGTCATTTGCTTTTCTTTCCAATCTGTGACACAACATTGGCCTTGCTCAAGTGCAGTTGGTACAGGAACCTGCGGTACGCTCGCAGAGCAGCAATACTCATTGGATCTGTCTTGCCTTCAAGTTCGGCAATCTTTGCTTCTAACTCTTGTTCTTTTGCACGGTGGCGCTCAATGTCTGCATTGAGCCCTTTTGTTTTGTTCCAAAAGAATTTCATAACGTTCTCCTGTTTGTTGCTGTATATCTGTATTATACTCGATTTGTCAATTCCGGTCAACTGTTTTATTGGCTTGATCAACTGCTACCTGGGCAGCCTTCTTGCCCGTGGGTCCGGTGTGGTGCCAGGGATATCCATGCAGCATCGCAATCCACCCGGGGCTCTTCCTACCGTAGTAGGCAGAGGCTTTGATGATGTAGTGCATTACAGACCCAGCAGTTCGCGTTCAAAATCAGTCAACTTGGCTAATGCTTCCTTCTTGGCTGCTTCACGCTCTTCTGCCTTACGACGATCCTCATCCAGCTGATCCAAATCCCACATCAGGCTTTCCAAGTCTATCTGGGCCTGCATAGAGTGTACCGGAGACAATGTCCAACTATCACGACCTTCAACCAGTAGAAACTTGTTGTCACGCACTGTGAGTGTAAAGAAGTTAGGATTCTGTGTAGCTCGCTCCAACTGTGCCATCAACAGGCCAGGAAAGGCTGCAACTTCTTCTGCTTCGCGCTGAGCCATAAATGCTTCGTTCTCTGCTGTTAATTCTGCTTTTGTCTTACGTGCCATGATTAACCCCAATCTTTTTTGTCACCAAACTGTTCGTTGTCGTTAAAGCCTGCGGTGTATGCAGTGATTTCTGCCGCAGTCATATCCTTCATTTCCACACGAGGTGTAGTGTTGGTAGCACCTTCAAAGTAGTGCGGATTGAATCCGCGGCTGTAGTAGCTGTCGGCGCTGCCACGATCATAAGCACCACCGTGCCGTGGGTCATAGTTAGGTTGGCTAGTGTGATTGCCGTTTACGGCGTCCATGTATGAGGCCATTATTTTCTCCTTAGTAAGATTGGTGGCTGTGACCAATGCGGTAAACTACCCGACCAACATCTTCGTCAGCCACGGCTCCGTCCATACCAGCACCTTCTATGGTGTAGGCTTCTGGCAACATAATTTCTGCGAATTCGCCATAGCAGTAATAACCGCTTTCGGTCACTACCAACTCTGCGTCCGGAGGCAATGCGCTCAATGCCTCTATCATTGCTGCTACTGTTATTGCTGTCATAATCTTCTCCTTTTTGCTGTGTATGTGTGTATTATAGCATTTTGGGCAATACTGGTCAACTGCCAGGGCCTTTAGAATCTACCGCAATAGTCGGCTCGCATGTACCAGTCTGGCACTGATTTGTTATGCCGCTCACGAGCGATGTTCCTAGCGTTGAAAGCCCTGGCATACTCACGGGCTTCTGCTTCGTTGTCAAAATACAACACTTCATCTACCTTGCTGCCCCATCCACGTTCGCTTTCGATGATTTCTACTTTGTAACCTACTGGGCGATCAATACGGGCCATCTTGCGCTCCTTAAATATCTTGCTAGTCCCAGGACTCAAGTTGGCTCTGGCATCCAGCACCATTGAACAGGTGGTCCACAACCGCTTCAAGGTCTTCCACATCGTTACACTCTTTCCAAGTGTTCTTCAAGTCAGTAGCCAGCAGTTGAGCAAACTCTTCACTGCGGAGGTGCCGGTTGAACTTGACAGGATCGTCAATCTTCCATTCAGCATCCGCCAGCAGTTGTTCAAACTCTTCCACAGTAAACTCAACAGATACGGTAATGATCTTGCTCATAATCTTCTCCTATTACTTGAAATAACGATAGGGCAAGCCCATCAAGTAGCACAGGAACTCGTCGTCCCCATTTGAACCTTCTGCCTCGTGGATCCAACGCAGGGCCATCTCACGGTCTTTAGCACCGCAAGCCAGGATGCTTTGCACCCGCATCTCAAAGTCGTGAGCAGCCTTTTGCTCAGACTCTTTGCGCTGAGTTTCGTTGGCTTTGATAGTCAACGCCAAATGCTCAAATTCGACCTCGAATGCATACTCAGTCCAGTTGGATGTATCCACACCACGTGGGCGGAAGCCGTATGCATCTTTGTGCATATCCCAGTAGATGCTGTGCAGTTCTTCTTGGCGGGTCATTGTTTCAAACATTTTGCGTCCTTTAGTGTTGCTGTCTATGTATGTATTATAACCGATTTGTCAATTCCGGTCTACCGTTTTGCTTCACACGCACATCAGTGTTCAGTGCAGGTGTGTACTGAGCAATCAGCTCGCGTTCCAATTTGTGTGCGGCAGCTTTGCCACGCACAATGTCCACGATCACAGCGGTGATGCTGTCAGCACCAGCGATACGAATTGCTTCGTACAGGCGCCAAGATTTGTCCTCAGTGCGCGAACGATAGATGTGCTTGTTAACACGGCTACGCAGGCTCATGGGGATTGTACGCTGAGTCTTAGCAGTGATACCAATATAAAACTCTGTACCAATGTGCAGAGCATACACGATATGAGTGCGATCAACACGCTTTTTACGAGTGGCTTTTGTTGCTTCCATACATGTATTATAACCGATTTGTCAATTCCGGTCTACCGTTTTTGCCAAGAAAAAGTGGATTTTTGTGTGGGTTTTTTACAACATTCCGAGTGTGGGGGTTTTACAACACACAATATTATCGAATATTATCTCGATATTATCAAAATATTATCGGATATTATCAAGTATAATTCTCAAGAAAGCGATCTAAATCCCCATACAGATTTGCTAAAAATGCTTCCTTGGACCCGTAGAATTTAATATTGGGATTCTTTCTATCTAGATTGAGATAATATGGATCTTGTAGGCGTTGATCCAACTGTACTAATAGTTTGGGACGCACTTGTTCTAATCGAATATCAAAATTATAATGCTCAATATTCAGTCGTTGCATGGCAATATAACCATGTGGACTAAGTCGCATGCCTGCACCTTGACGACTATTACGCCACCATGTTTGCATGGCCCAATCTAATCCAGGGCGCTGCGATTCAGGATACTGCCTGATCAGTGCTTCGGTAATGGACTGCTTATTTCGCATTGGGATATATCTTATCCCCTTGCTTGAGTAATACTACAGAAAACTTGTCAGTTCTAAACTGAACATTTAGTTTACGTGCCAAATTGATTGCGTGTCCGCTGTTTGAGAACGAAACCTTTTTATACTTGGGACCTGGATACTGTGTCAACAGATTTGAAGTCTTGAGATTGATTGGCCGACCATCAAAGAACACTGCCCAGATACCTTCGCTGGCCAACACCTGTTCAGTTTTGTAAGTCTGCTTGTTGGTGTTCTCTATCAACACTGATGGTTTAGGTCGGCTCATTCATTATACTCCTACATTTATTTATCTTAAATGTAGGAGTATTTAGAAGTCTTTGCCGCCCAATTCCACCGTGATAACTTCTTGTTGCTGTGCAGCCAGCAGGCGATTTTGCAGTTCTGTCATGGTCAACAGCAGCTTGGTTATGTCAGCATGTAGATCTTTTGCGTCCCGCAGCGGCATCAAGAAGTCACGTTGTCCACGTGCTTCGTGTGCCTTTACGGAATCGATAAATCGATTGATGTGTATGCTCACACAAACACCTCTTCATCTAGATATCGTCGCAGTTCCTTGTCAGTGGGTTCTACAGTATAGTTATTCTTGAAGAAGATCTCATATGAATCTGATCCATACTTGCCAATGCCATACAACTTGGCAGAATCCTCTCCATCCCAATCGATGTAATCTTGGGTCATTCTGCGTATGCGATTCTCTTTTACTGTGCTCATGCCTAGGCTCCAGATGATATTTCGAACCTCCAAGGGTGTGCTAGTTAACAAAGCACCCGGAGTGGGCCAATGTGCTACAAACAATGGATACACAGTCTTGACTGGTTTGCGGCCAGTTTGGTTCAGCATGATCACTGCTACCATATGTCTCCATTTTTCTACATAAGGAATATCTTCCGAGCCCAGCTGTTGCTGGACCATGAGATCATCGCGGAGAGGTTTAATCATCTTGTTTGTAAGTATGGGTCAGGAGAATTTGTTAAAGGCACCCTTTTTTTTTAAGAATGGTTTCAAGTTAGGTGGTTCCCAACCTTGTGGTTTGAGTACCTTGCCATCTTCACGCTTGCGAACTTTGCCATTGGCTTCGATCTTTGCAAAGTTGGTAGCCATGACTTCTTTCCAGGCACCTTCTCCATCAAAGCCTGCACTATGTATAGCACCAATGGTAACAACCAAGATATCAATTAAGGCATCCAATGTTTCAACTTGATCGCCCACAGCCAGAGCTTGCATCAGCTCTGTTTTTTCTTCTTCGATCAGTTTGACATACATATCGAACTGTGCAGTATCACCGGTGACGCTTTGGTCACAGGCTTTCATAAATTTTTCTTGATTACGGAAGGGGTTTGACATTGGCTTCTTCTTTGGTATAAAAGGGACCTTGATACGGATAACGTTCCAGGGTAATGAGTTTAGGACTTTGTACAATGGCCCAGGTACGGCGTTGTTTAACCTGATACCATCCGGCTGCATACCACGAACGTGATTTGTTATTTTTAGTAAACAATGGTAATTTGTGTTGCACATTCCAAATGGGATTATAAACCTTTGACCCTGACGGATATCCTTGTACTTGATAACTAGCCGGCTCCTTGTTGGGTCGGTTACCTACTGCCGGAAATTCAATATCAACTTGTTTACGGATCATGGCCATGGTCTTAAACGGCATGACCTTGTTGTTAATTCGTACTGCAAAGCCATCTCCTGTGGCTTCGATGTTGCCGACTTTTTTATCATCCTGTGTAAGGATGTAAAACTGATCTTTAACTATGGGTTTGGCTATGATGCTCATCTAGTGTTCCTTTATAGGTTTCGTTAAGCCAGCGAGCATACTGCTCTGCTGATTCGGATATCTTGTTGAGTTCGTACTTGCCGCAGAACTTCATGAATCTCACGCCAACTTGACCAATGTCCTTGTGGCTGATCTGTTCACGTATTGCACCATCTACTTTGGCTTTGATATCTTCTGGTTGTGCGGTAAGATCAATCAGCACACGATTGCGTTCGTAGTCATCTTTCACACGATGTTCGTCACCATTGTGGTCGGACCAACGTTGCAACATGAGATTGTTCCAATTGAAGCCTTTGCTATTGCGATCTTCAAATGCTTCTTGCAAGCCAACTTTGTTCTTGGTGCCTTTGGTTCGCACGCCAGGATATGCCGAAAACACGTTGTCAGATGTATCACCACGCATGCACTTTTCAAACAGCAGCCATTCAGGATCAGGAATTGTTTTGTCTGTCTTGGTCTTTTTGTCTTGCACACGCTTGCCCTTGGCATCAAAGATACCATTCACAGTGTGAAGTTCGTCAGTGATGCCATTGTACTGACTGACATTGGGCGCTAGTAGTTGCACGAAATCTGTGTCTGATGAAATAATATAGTGCTCATCTTGTGGATGCAAGGCTATCCAACGAGCAATAACGTCGTCTGCTTCGGCTTCTGGGTGTCGAATAACACTACAGTTAGTACCATCAGCCAAGTATTTAGTGAGGCTATCGTAAGTTTCCCAAAACAATTTATCCTCTTCTTGTTCTGTGTCCGATAATGCAGCACGAGCCACAGCACGATTTTTCTTGTAAGGCGCATAAAAGTCCTTGCGCCATGATCGCCCTTCTAGTGCAAAAATCACGTGATCTGTTTGAAACTGTTTGTGTACTTTGTTCACACTGCTCATCACAATATGTAAAGCATATCCTACTTTTTCCCACGCATCAGCAGCACGGAAAACAGAGTGCCGAGCACGGAAAAAAGTATTAGCTGTATCAATCAGGAGATATCGCATGGGGATCCAATATATTGTTTTCTATACAGTATTGTAACACAAATTCAGCCCAAAAGCAATGGGCTTCTTTACCAAAATGCCAAGATCCGTCACGCACTGGTTCAAATCGATCACGTAGTATCTCATTGTAAGTGAATTCCAAATACGGTGCTATATAACAATCTCCCCAATCCAGCTGATGGGCGATACGATCAAACGAATTGTTGCCGTTGAAGAACACATGCGGGATCTTCATCTCAGTCAGTTCCTGATGCAGTTGCCAAATTTCTTGATGCCAATATTGTTGGCAGTGGTTCCAATCCACATCGACCACAAACTGCCGGTATCGATCTTGGAATCCTTCGGGCACCCAATCTAGGCCCGAGCTGCCTACCTGCAAGTATTCACCATTGTGTAACCACTCTTCTCGTTCCCAGGTGCTCCACTGTATGATTGCCACAGCTGATTCCCACGGATACAAACTTCGCATCCAGGCTCGTGTGGTACGTAGAATTCTATAGTTAGAAGCAGCAGATTCAGCATCGCAGATAAGTTCAATGCCCAGCTTGTTGGCCAACTGTTGACCCCAACTTACCGCTAGGTTAGCAGGATGTGGTCGTCGCCCTAGTTCTGGATAGCCATCATCTTCGGCAAACGCAGCAGGTGATACTGCTTCGGCACCTGCTGTGTGGCTGTCACCGTTGACGTACAGCTTCACGATACTTCAGTGCGGCCGTCACCAATGTCTGTGCTGCGTACCCACACGCCACTCTTGCTGATGGCTTCTTCTTGTTCCCAGGTCTCCATCACCACATGTCGGCATACGTTTTGGAACCAACGGTCCACAATCTCTGCGTCAGTGTCGTCCTTCTTGATCATGTATCCAGCTTTGACCA